CCGACAACTCCGCGCTCGCGGCCTACGTCAACGCCCGCATGACCTACGGCGTCAACCGTCGCGTCGAGACGCAGCTCGTCTCGGGCAACGGCACCGCGCCGAACATCAGCGGGTTCCTCAACGCCGGGAACTTCACCGCGCACGGCTACGCCGACGCGAACCTCGGCACGGTGCTGAAGAAGCTCGTCCTGATCCGCAAGATCATCGGCGACCTGCAGAACGCCGGCTACGCGCCGGACGGCATCGTGCTGAACCCGGTGGACTGGGCTCAGATCGAGTGCGACCTCATGGTCGCGGGCAGCGGCAACACGGCGCGCGTGGCCGTGGACGTCGCCGGTCGGCCGACCCTGTTCGGCCTGCCCGTCGTCGCCAGCGTCGGCATGACGCTCGACAACGTGGCGGTCGGCGCGTTCGCGCAGGCCTCGATGATCTACAACCGCGAGGGAGTGGTCGTCGAGCTGAGCGACTCGGACTCGGACAACTTCACGAAGAACCTCGTGACGATCCGTGCCGAGCGCCGTCTCGCGCTCGCCACCGAGATCCCGGCCGCGATCCGCGCCGGCGACCTCACCCCGGCCTAATCGGTCGGTCCCGGCCTGATCTGCCGGGCGGAATGGGGGCGGGGGCTTCGGCCCCCGCCCCCTTCCATCGTTTTACGGAGAGACACGATGCTCGTGAAGTTCAAGACGACCGGCAGCAACAGCGCCTTCGGCGCGTTCTCGGCCGGCGACCTGCTGCGCTGCGACGAGCGCCTTGCCCGTCACCTGGTCGAGGAGGCCATGGTCGCGGAGTACGCCGACGCGCCTGCGCCCGCCCCTGAGCCTGTGGCTGAGCCCGAGGAGGCTCCCGCTGCCGCTCCGGCCGAGGAGGCGGCGCCCGCCCCTGCGCGGCGTCGTGCCCGCCGGTGAAGATCACCATCCTGACACCCCCAACGGCTGAGCCGCTGTCGCTCGCCGAGGCCCGCGCGCACCTGCGCATCGACACTTTCGACGATGACGGTGCGCTCGCCGGGTTCATCCTGGCCGCGCGCCAGCACATCGAGTCCGAGACCGGCGTCGCCTTGTGCACCCGGACGCTGCTCGGCACCGTCGACGACTTCCCCGCCGGCAAGCCGCTTTCCCTGCCGGTCCACCCCGTCCAGTCCGTGACGGCCGTCCGCTACCACGACACCGCCGGGTCGCTCGTGACCTGGTCGAGTGCCCAGTGGGAGGCCGACCTGACAGGCAACGTCCCGCGCATCGCACCGCGCAACGGCTTCGCCTGGCCGACCCCGGCCAAGAAGCTCGGCGCCGTGCAGGTCGAGTTCGTCGCCGGGTACGGCGGCCCCGAGCTCGTGCCCCAGCCCGTGATGCAGGCGATGCGCCTGCTCGTCGGTCACTGGTACGAGAACCGCGAGGCGGTGAACGTGGGCAACATAGTCAACGCGTACCCCATGGCCGTGTCGATGCTTCTGGCCGATTACAGGGCGTTCGCGTGAAGGCCGGCCGCCTCAGCCACCGGGTGACCGTCGAGCGCGCCACGGACGGCACGGACGCGTATGGCGACCAAGTTCAGACATGGACGGCGCTTGCGACCGTGTGGGCCGGCATCGAGCCGCTGTCGGGGCGCGAGTACCTCGCCGCCTCGCACATCCAGGCGGACATCTCCACCCGTATCGTGATGCGCGGCATCCCGGGGGTGACCCTGACGCCGAAGGACCGCATCCGGTTCGGCACCCGGCTCTTTGACATCAAGCAGATCGTCGACGTGGACCTTGGCGGTCGCGAGCTGCAGATCATGACGCTCGAGCGGTTCACCTGATGCCCGTCGTCTCGGACATCAAGGTCGAGGGCTTGCGCGAGCTCGAGGCCCGCCTGCTCGAGCTCGACGCGGTGGCCGGGAAGAAGCTGCTCACGCGCGCGACGCGGCGGTCGCTGCTGCAGTTCCGCAAGCAGGCGGTCGCCAACGCCCGGAGCGGGTCGCGCTCGGGTGCACTGGCTGAGGCGATCAAGATCGTGACCGTGACGCCGCGGGCGAACCAGACGGTCGCCGTGCAGGTAGGTCCGAAGAAGAAGGACCGTCGCGGCCTTGCGCTGCACAACCTGTACTACCAGCGCCGCCGGAAGGGCATCTTCTACGGGCACTTGGTCGAGTTCGGCTTTACGGCCAAGGGCCGCGCCGCGCGCAAGGTGGGCGCTCGACCGTTCCTCGGCCCCGCCTGGGACGCGACCCGCAACAGCATCCCGGCGGAGTTCCGCCGCATCCTCGGGCAGGCGCTCGACCGCATCGCCGGCCGCGCGCGCCAACGCTCGACCGCAACCGAAAGGCTCGTCGATCCATGAGCATCGAGAACGCCATCATCGCGCGCGTGAAGGCGCTCGCCACGGGTGCCGGCCAGCGGGTCTACCGCGAGGTCATCGTGCAGGAGCCGCAGCTGCCCGCAGTCGCTGTCTCGCGCACGGCAGGCGCCGGCATGGCGCGCACGCTCGGCAACGCGCCGCTGCTGCAGCGGGCGACGCTCCGGATCGAGACCGTGGGCGACACCATGGCGCAGGTCGCCCCGGTGGCCGCCGCGATCGTGACCGGCCTCGATGGCTGGTCGGGCTCGGTGTCCGGCGTGACCGTGCTGCGCGCGACGCTCGTGCAGCAGCAGGAGCAGGCCAACGCCGACGGCGACCGGACGCTCCGCGTCGTGCAGCAGGATTTCGATTTCGTGTTCCGTTGATCGCCCGCCCGGGCGCGTAGCAACCCAGCCGCCTTCGGGCGGCTTTTTTCTGGAGAAAGAAGATGCCCGCATACATTTCCACCGGCACGGTGTTCTCGGCCGGCGACGGCGCGACCCCGACCGAGGTGTTCGCCGCGGTCGCGCAGGTTCAGGAGGTCAAGTGGTCGGGATACGCCCGCAAGGTCGTGGACGCCTACGTCCTCGGCTCGAGCTACCCCGAGCGCATGGTCGGCACGCACGACCCGCAGAACGTCGAGCTCAAGCTCCTCTGGGACCCGGCCGACACCACCCACGAGGCCATGCGCACCCGGCTGCTCGCCGGCACGCAGCACAATTACCGCATCACGCTCCCCGACCCGGGCGCGTACCAGGTGCAGGTCCGCGGCTTCTTCACGAAGTTCGAGATCGACAGCCTCACGGCTGAGGGCGGCGAGATCGTGGTCAACGCCACGCTCGAGCTGACCGCGCTGCCGACGGTAACCCCGTAATGCCGGCGTCCCGGGATCTCCTGCGGGCACAGATCAGCTCGACGCTTGCCAAGGCATCGGTCCGTCCGATCACCGTGGCCGGCGTCGAGCTCTTCGTCCGGGGCCTCTCTGGCGCCGAGCGCGTCCAGCTGCAGAAGTGGGCGGCCGAGGCTGAGGCTGGCGGCGAGCCGGTCTCCGACCACCGGGTCGCCTGGATGGGGCTCTGCGACGCCGACGGCGTGCGCCTGTTCGACGCGGTCGACGACGTGGCGGCGCTCGACGGGGCCTCGGTCTCCGCGATCGCCAAGGCGGTGATCGAGGCGTCCGGGCTCGGCAAGGGTGCCGACGAGGCCGCCGAAAAAAACTGACACGCGAGCCGGAGCTGCTGCTCTGGTTCCGGCTCGCGGCGCAGTTCGGCATCCCGGTCGGTGAGCTGCAGGAGCGGATGAGCTCCGAAGAGTTCACGACCTGGGGCGCGTTCTTCCAGCTCGAGCCTTTCGGCTTCGAGGTGGAGAACTGGCGGATGGGCATGGTGGCCTCGACGGTGGCGAACGCTGCCGGGCCGAAGCGCAACGGCAAGAGCTGGCGCGTCGAGGACTTTGTCCCGGCGCGCAAGGCCGAGCCCGAGCGCGGCCAGTCGGTGGAAGAACAGCGGCGCATCCTCGCCGCGATGGTTGGCGGAGTGAATCATGGCTGACATCGGCACGTTGGTCGTCCGGATGGCGGCGGACTCGGCGCAGATGCGCTCCGAGCTCGACCGCGTGAAGGGCGAGCTGAAGAAGACCGACAGCGGAGTCTCCGCGCTGTCCGGTGCGTTCAAGAACTTGGGCGGCATCGTCGCCACGTTCTCGATGGCGGCGGTCGTCACCCAAGCGATGCAGGCCGCCGGCGCGCTGAACGACACCGCGGTCAAGACCGGCATGTCGGTCGACGCCCTGCAGCGGCTGCAGTTCGCGGCGACGCTCTCGGGCGGCTCGCTCGAGGGCGTCTCTGGCGCCGTCGCGCGGATGCAGAAGGCGCTCGTGGGCGCGGAGGAGGGCGGCAAGGAAGCGGTCGCCGCGCTCGACCGGCTCGGCCTCTCTGCCCAGCAGATCCTCGCGCTCGCCCCGGACCAGCAGTTCGAAGCCATCGCGCAGAAGATCGCGGCTATCGAGGACCCCGCCGAGCGGACCACCGCCGCGATGGCGCTCTTCGGGCGCTCGGGCGCGGAGCTCATCCCGACGCTGGTCGCCCTGGGAGCCAACGGCGAGGAGGTGGCGGCGCAGCTCTCCGCCATCGGCGGCCCGGTCTCGGCGCAGGCGATCGCCAACGTCGACACCTTGGGCGACCAGCTCGACGTCCTCACGACCGGCGCGAAGAACACCGCCATCGAGCTCACCGCGCTCGCGTCCACCATCCTCGTCCCGCTCCTGCGGGAGACGAACGAGTGGATCAAGTCGCTGCGCATCCTGACGGGCGGCGGCGGCGAGCTCGAGAAGCTGCAGCGCAAGCTCGAGATCCTGCAGGAATCGCGGGACTCCATCCCGCTTTTCTTCAATTTCGGATACGTCGAAGGGCAGGGCGTGGTGCTCGGCCGTCGCGGCCTTGAGCAGGCCATCCGTGGCGTGCGTGCCGAGATCGACGCCATGCGGGCGGCTGCGGCCGGGGCCCTGACCAGCGCCCCCACGACGGTCCCGGTCGACATCATGCAGCCGCAGGTCCCCAACTTGGGCGGCGGTGGTGCCGGCGGCGGCGGGAAGGGCGGCCAGCGTGCGCTCACCCCGGCGGAGATCCGCGAGCGCGACCAGGCGGAGCGCGAGAAGAACTTCAAGCGCGAGTACGACCTGACCGCGCTGCACTTCTCGAACCTGCAAATGCTCGCGTTCGACAACGCGTCCATCCTCGCGGGCATCGACGCGCAGCAGATCTCGGGCCGTATCAACGCAGTCGCGCAGCAAAACACCATCCTGGGCGACATGGCGTCGGTGTTTGCCATCTCCCAGGAGCAGCTGCAGACCTCGCAGTTCGAGCGCGAGATGACGCTGCGCCAGTCGCTGGTCTCGACGGCGGGCTCGATCATGGGCGCGCTGTTCGCCAGCGACAAGAAGTTCGCCATCGCGCAGGCCATCATCAGCACGTCGGTCGGCGCCACCCGCGCGCTTCGCGAGGTGCCGTTCCCGGCGAACATCGCCGCAGCGGCTGCCGTCCTCGCCAACGGCTACAAGCAGGTCAAGCAGATCAAGGCGACCAACCCCGGGACGAACGCCACCAGCTTCGGCGGCGGGTCCGGGGGTGCGTCTCCGAGCGCCCTGCAGCAGCCCGCCGGCAACGCGCAGCAGGCCGAGCAAGCGCCCCGTGTGGCGCAGGTCGTCATCCAGGGCAGCGTGTTCTCCTCGCGCGAGACCGCCGACTGGCTGGTCGGCCAGCTCTCCGACGCGATCAACAACCGCGACGTCGTGTTCATCAACGGGAACAGCCGCCAGGCTGGCCTGATCACCGGAGCCTGACGCATGGCCGCAGTGACCTACACCGCGAAGCGCAGCCTCATCGCGGGCCACACCGCGGGCGCGCAGTACAGCCTCGACCTGCGGCTCGTCGAGGGCGGTCTCGGTGTCGGCCGCAAGGTCGGCGCGGAGACGCAGCGGTCGCTTTCAGACAAGACCGAGACGCTTTACTTCTACGGCAAGACCACTTGGTCGGCCATCGCGCTTGTGCTCAACGCCACCGAGCGCGCGGCGCTGGCCGAGTTCCTGCACTCGGTCGAGGCGGGCGAGTCGTTCACGTTCTCCCCCTACGGCACGGTCGCCGCGATGGGCACGACGCACACCGCGCGGCGCGTGTCTGCCAACTACAACTTCGAGCGCTTGGACGGTACGGGCGCCACGCCGAACGATGACGCCATGCGCGTCTCCTTCGACCTCGAGGAAGTCTGATGCGCACCGACCCGGCCGCCTTTAACGAGCTGAACAGCGCCTCCGTCAAGGAGCCGCGCTTCGTCGTTCGCATCAACTTCTCGACGCCCATCCTCATCACGAGCCACACCGGCATCACGGGCCTCTCGGGTGCCGTCATCGACGGCGCGCTCATCGAGCCGAGCATCGTCTCGCAGCGCCTCAATCCCATCGAGGGGCGCTCGGAAATCGGCTCGGCTTCGTTCCAAGTGGCCGACCTCGCGGGCACGCTCACCGACGAGATCCGCTCGCGGCTCGGCGCCGCGGCTGGCCTGCGCGACAAGCAGGTCGAGTTCTTCCTCGGCTACGCCGGGCTCGCCTT